TGAATTTATTCTTACTTCTAAATAAATAGTTGTGCAATCAATAAGTTTTTGATGAAAAACATAATATTTATGTTTAAATAAATAAAAACATTTAAAAATAAACATGGCAACATCTAATAAAATATTTGTCTCACCAGGTGTATATACTTCCGAAAGAGACTTATCATTTGTATCGCAAAGTGTCGGTATTACAACACTTGGAATTGTCGGGGAAACTTTAAAAGGACCCGCATTTGAACCTATTTTCATAACTAACTATGACGATTTCCAAACTTATTTTGGGGGAACAACACCTGAAAAATTTGTAAACACTCAAATTCCAAAATATGAGTCTTCATATATTGCAAAATCCTACTTACAACAATCAAATCAGTTGTTTGTTACAAGAGTATTAGGATTATCAGGATATGACGCAGGCCCATCATGGACAATCAGAACCGTGGCAAATGTTAATCCTGCAACAATTGGATTTAATGGTAATATTACAACGACATTAATGAACTTCACAGGGACAACCGCATCAACATCAAGTATTGCGTTTACAAATATACCAGGTTTGTTAAGTGGTAATTTTACTACACAGTATACTAAGTTTAATGGTTTAACATCCACAATTCAATCGGATTTACAAACCCAAATTTTATCAATATTACAAACACCTTCAAAATCTGCAAATACAATTACTTATTTTGGAACAATTTCAGGTTCAACATATAGTCAATTAAATTTAACTTATACATCTGCGACAAACGTATTTGCAGTTAATAATGTATCAAGTACATCAGCAGATTTTAACAGTGGTACTAACGACGCTTGGTTCTATTCAAACTTTAACCCAACAACAGGTGAGTCTTACACAGGTTATTCTTTCTTTAATTATGTTAATAGTTTAACCCCACAAGGCGGAGGACAATTTTCAGGTAACTGTTATGTTGGTATGTTCACATATTCAGGATTAACATTCTCAGGATATAATAATTTAGTAATTGCAACTTTACGTTCAAGAGGTATTACAGAATATTCTACGACACTTAGTGGACCACAGTATCAAGTCACTGGAACATCTGATGTTCAATTAGTTACTTCAGGAGCATATTCTGCATCAACTAAAAATCCATATTCAACATTCTTAATATCAGGTGTCACTAAAACTAATAAAACATTCACATTTGAAACTTCATTTAATAACTCAGACGCTAATTATATTAGTAGTGTATTTGGAAGTGAAAACTTTGCAAAGGAAAGAACTGAAGTTCCATTATTCTTAGAAGAAAGATACCAAACATTATTAAACTACGGTTATAATAAAGGATACATCAGAGGTATTAAATCAACATTAACTTCATTAGGTGAGGCTAGAGACCCACTTAATACTGATAGTATTGGTTTTTATTTGGAAAAATATCAAACACCTGAATCTCCTTGGGTTGTTTCTGAATTAAGAGGTAGTAAAGTTTATAAATTGTTTAAAGCATTCACAATATCTGACGGAAATTCTGCAAATAGAGAAGTAAAAATTTCTATCTTAAACATTTCATTCACAAATCAAACTTTTGATGTTGTGGTTAGAGATTTTTACGACACTGATGCTAACCCAACAGTTTTTGAAAAATTCACAAACTGTTCAATGGACCCAGACCAAAACAATTATATCGCTAAGAAAATTGGTACATCTGACGGTGAATATGCGATTCAATCAAAATTCATTATGGTTGAAGTTAATACTGAAGCTCCGATAGATGCATTACCTTGTGGATTTGAAGGATTTATTAGTAGACAATATTCTAGTGATAAGTCGCCATTCCCAGTATTCAAAACAAAATACGATATACCAGGAACTGTTATGTCTAACCCACCATTTGGTGCTGCTAGCGGAGCTGACGACCCAAAATTAAGTCCTGGTGACAATGTAAGAAGAACATTCTTAGGAATTTCAACTGCGGACGGTTACGGATTTGATGCCGATTTCTTTGAATACAAAGGTAAACAAAAACCATTGGATTTGTGTGTTGAAGGAACTTATTCTAATTGGGCAACATTAACTAAAGGTTTCCACATGGATAGTGGGGCGACAGTTGTGACAATATCTGACAACTATACAACTAGTGGTGAATCAGCTTTCTATGTTGGTGATGCGTCATTTAGTTCTGAACCAACAGACCCTGAAAATCCTTACTACAGATTATTTGCAAGAAAATTCACTTTCTTAGTACAAGGTGGATTTGACGGATGGGATATCTATACTGAAAGAAGAACTAATGGTGATAGATTCACTTTAGGTCAATCAGGATTTAAGGCTGGATTCTGTGCACAAGACCCATATCCAACATCTACAGGTTGGGGTTCATTTAAAATCATTAGTTACGGTGACGGAACAACTGATTTTGGTAACACTGACTACTACGCATACTTACAAGGTATCTTAACATTCAATAACCCTGAAGTAACAAACATCAATGTATTTGTCACACCTGGAATTGACTATGTTAACAATAGTAATCTTGTAGAATCGGCAATTGATATGATTGAAAACGACAGAGCAGATTCTATCTATATTGTAACAACACCTGACTTTAATCTATTACAACCATCAACATCTATGGATAATCTTATCTATCCACAAGAATCAGTTGATAATTTAGAAACCACAGGAATTGATTCTAACTACACTGCAACTTACTATCCTTGGGTATTAACTCGTGACACTGTTAATAATACACAAATTTATTTACCAGCAACTGGTGAAGTTTGTAGGAACTTAGCATTGACTGACAACATTGCATTCCCATGGTTCGCAACCGCAGGATATTCAAGAGGTTTAGTTAATTCTATCAGAGCACGTAAGAGATTAACTCAAGAAGATAGAGACACTCTTTATAAGGGTAGAATTAATCCAATCGCAACATTCAATGATGTTGGAACTGTAATTTGGGGTAACAAAACATTACAAATTGCTGAATCTGCATTAGACAGAATTAATGTTAGAAGATTGTTATTACAAGCTCGTAAATTGATATCTGCAGTATCTGTTAGATTGTTATTTGAACAAAACGACAACATCGTTAGACAACAATTCTTAGACGCTGTTAATCCTATCTTAGATGCAATTCGTAGAGATAGAGGTTTATACGATTTCAGAGTTACTGTTCAAAACACACCTGAAGATTTAGATGCAAATCAATTGGTTGGTAAAATTTACATCAAACCAACTAAAGCACTTGAATTCATTGACATTGAATTCTTGATTACACCATCAGGAGCGTCTTTTGAAAATATCTAAAAAAGATAATATAAATTTAAAACCCTCACAGAAATGTGGGGGTTTTTGTTTATTATAATATTTATGTTTATGAAAGTTTATTTAGTTGAAAATTTTAAAGAAGAAACGACACCTAATTTAAAATATTACGCTTTTGATTGGGATGACAATATTATGTACATGCCGACAAAAATAGTTTTAAAAAATTGTGACGAACAAAACCCTAAAGAAATAGGTATGGGAACTGAAGATTTTGCGGAATATAGAACATTGATTGGTAAAGAACCTTTTGAATATAAGGGTGAACAAATTTGTAATTTCGCAGAAGACCCCTTCAGGTTCTTTTCAACAAAAGGGGACAAAAGATTTATACTTGATACAATGATTGCTGAATTAGGACCGGCTTGGGATGACTTTGTGGAAGCAATAAACGGAGGGTCAATCTTTTCAATAGTTACCGCCAGAGGACATTCACCATTAGTAATTAGAAAAGCTATTGAAAATTTGATAGATATGAACTATAAAGGAATATCTAAAAAAGAATTAGTTAGAAATTTAAGAAAATTTAGAGATATTGCAAACGAAGAAGATATGGACGACGACCAATTAGTTGACGCTTATATGGATATGAACAAATATTATCCTGTAACTTATGGAAGTGGGTCGGCACAAAATCCCGAAAAAGGAAAAGTTATCGCGTTAAAAGAATTTCAAAATTATGTTAAATACCTTTCCGGTAGATTAAATAAATCTGCAATGTTTAAGAACGATGTATCAGGTAACTTTACACCATCCATTGGATTTTCAGACGATGATTTAAGAAATTTAGAAAAAGTTAAAGATGAACTAGGAAAAGAACCAGATAATATAATTAAAACAATTTCAACACATGGAGGAGTTAAAAAACCATATTAATTAATGCTAGTATTGCAATAATCAAAATAAAAAAACCAAAGTAAATAGAAAAAATAATCATCACCTACTATTTATAATAAAATAAAAGAAATTAAAAAAACAAAAAAATATGGCTGATTTACTAATGAAAATGCCGATACCTTATGAGCCTAAAAAGAAAAACAGGTTTATACTTAGATTTCCATCCGAGTTGGGTATTAATGAATGGTTTGTTGAAACGGCATCAAGACCAAAAATCACAATTGCTTCAAAAGATATTCCATTTTTAAATACTAAGAGATATGTCGCTGGTATGTATGAATGGGGTTCTATAACTGTTAAATTCCGTGACCCTATTGGTCCATCAGCCGCTCAAGCTTTAATGGAATGGGTTCGTCTACATGCAGAATCAGTAACTGGTCGTATGGGATACGCTGCGGGTTATAAAAAAGATTTAGATTTGGAAATGTTAGACCCAACAGGTGTTGTAATTGAAAAATGGAAATTAATTAACACATTCTTAACCGATGTTGATTTTGGTTCTTTAGGTTATGGTGACGATGGACTAGCGGATATTTCGGCAACTTTAAGACCTGACTATTGTGTATTACTTTATTAATACTCAAAATATATTAAAAATCAAAACCCACTTATGTGGGTTTTTTTATTTACAAATAAAAAAAATTAACTATGCTGATTAAAAATATATTAATATGGATGAAAAAATAGCAGGACAAGAAAATTTTAATTTACCTCACGATGTTGTTACATTACCTAGTGAAGGTATTTTTTATAAAAATAAAAAGAAGTCAATTAAGGTTGGATTTCTTACCGCATCCGATGAAAATATACTTGCAACATTATCTAGTAATTCTTTAGAAAATATTATTACAAATTTACTAAGAAGTAAAATTTATGAACCAGATATTAAAATTGATGAAATGATACCTGGCGATGTTGAAGCTGTTATGATATTTTTAAGGAATACTTCTTTTGGGTATGACTATACGTTGTCTGTTATTGACCCTGTGACAAGAAAAGAATTTGAAACAACACTTGATTTGTCTGAACTTGATTTTAAAAAAATAAATCAAAAACCAAATGAAAATGGGTTTTATGATGTACAATTACCAAAAAGTGGAGCGTCTGTTAAATTAAAAATCCTAACCTATGGGGAAACAAAAGAACTCACCAAAATGGAAGAATCTTACCCAAAAGGAATGGTTACTCCAAAAATCACGTGGAGATTGATGAAACAGATACAAGAAGTTAATGGTAATCAATCTAAAGAAACAATATCTAAATTTATTGACACACTACCAATATCTGATTCTAAATTCATTAGAGATTTCTTAAATGATATAGAACCAGGATTAGACCTAAAAAGACAAGTAATAGCCCCATCAGGAGAAAAGGTAACAGTTCAAGTTTCCTTTGGGGTTGACTTTTTTCGCCCTTTCTTCTGATTACGTTCAGATATTATTAGATGAATATATTATTCTTTCATCTAGGTTACATATGGGATATTCTGATTTTATGAAGATACCTACCTACCAAAGAAAATATATTATCGGAAAAATAATTGAAAGTAGGGAAACAAATTAAACTTTCAATTATTTATATACATGGGATTTTTCTTTCAAGCGACAGGGGATAAAGGTAAAAACATAATATCTAGTGCCAAAGAGGCTCTTGACCCTAACAAACAAGTTACTGACACATCTAAATTAATAAGTGCTTTGGGTGGTGCTGCTAGTGTTGCGGTATCAATAGCAGGTTCACTGTCAAATGCCACTGAAGAAATTATTAAAATGGACAAACGGGCAGCTTCCTTAGTTAGGAACATGGGTTTGACAAGTAATTCTTCTTTAATCTTAAAAAGAGAATTGGCCACTGCGGCAATTGATATTATTAAAGCAGGTGGTGATGCGGAAACCGGATTGGCGGTCGCTCAAGAAATATTAAAAACAACCAATAAAAATGCTATGGTGTCAGGTGAAATTATTGCTGACATTAACGCAACATCTAAAGTTACAGGACAATCTGCCGGAGCTCTACAATCAGCATTTAGTGACATAGGTAGGGAAACTAGTCAAATATCTGAAGAAATGAAAACAGTTTTAGAAACTTCAACATCTATGGGTGTTAACGCTCAAGCGGTTTCTAATTTAGTTGTTTCAAATTTAGAAAAAATGAATAAATTTGGTTTTCCTGGTGGTGTCAAAGGACTTGCTGAAATGGCAGCAAAATCTGCGGCATTAAGAATTGATATGACCCAAGTTTTTAGTTTAGCAGAAGATTTATTATCACCTGAAAAGGCAATTGAAGTTGCATCCGCATTTCAAAGATTAGGAGCATCATCTAGCGCTTTGGCTGACCCATTAAAGTTAATGGATATGGCTCAAAATAATGTGCCCGAATTACAAAATGAATTAGCTAAGCTTACTGAAAAATACACTTATTTTGATGAAAAAACAAAGACCTTTAATATAATGCCGGGGTCTAGACGTGAATTAATGCAAATAAGTAAAGAAATTGGTGTTAGTTATGAAAACCTAACTAAAATGAGTATTGAAGGTGCCAAGTTAAAAGAAAAAATGTCACAAATAAGTTTTGATGGTTTAGATTTTTCAGATGAGCAAAAACAACAAATTGCTCAAATGGCTGAATTGAAGAAAAATGAAAAGACCGGCAAAATGGAATATTTTGTTAAATTTAAAGATGAAAAAGGTGAAGTACAAGATAAGGCATTTAGTGAATTAGGAAAAAGTCAAGAAAGTTTAAAGTCGTTTTTAGATAACCAAAAAGAAATGATGGGGAAATCAATGCAAGACATTGCGGTTGACCAATTAGGATACGCGGAACGAAGTTTAAAACAATTAGAAGCTTTAAATATGGGAATTGCAACATTGGCTGCCGGTTCTAAAGGTGCGGATGATTTTCTAAAAGGTGTTAACAAAAGAGTTACTGATACTTTTGGCGAAGCAACTAAACCGTATTCTGCTAGTGAAATGAAAGCAAATTTTCAAATTCTTGATAGCTCAAGTGAAAAATTGGCTGAAGCTGCAGATTATTTAATGAATGGTGATTTAGTTAAGGCAATGGAATCAATAAACGCTAGTAATAGTGGGACTGTTGACTTGTTAAATAAATTAGTCGTAAACCCAATTAAAGAAGGTGGAATTACTGATATGACTAGTTTATCTAAAGCTATGGAAACATTTTTTCCTGGGTTTTCAACCGCGGCAAATTCAATTGTTAGTGTACTTAAATCTGTTTTTGATATTGATGACTTTATTGCGGTAAATGGACAAATAGGTAAATTAAATGAAGGTGATTTAGTTCTTGGAGGGACAAAAATGTTACCACCTAAACAACCAACTAATGTTGAAGATACAAAAACAGCTTTATCATCATTTACACAAGAACAATTAAAGACTGGTGGAACAACGGCTAATGTTAATAATAATACAAACGTTAGTGGTGATATGACGTTAACTTTAAAAATTGACGCTCCTGGTGTTACGCAACAAATGGCGGAAGCAATTAAAACACAGATTGAAAAAAGCCCTGAATTAATTATCAACACAATTAAAAATAGAATGGACTTAACTTTACCAACGGGGGTTAAGAAAGTTTAAAAAAATAAAATGTTTCTATTTATATAAAAATAGAAAATGCCTTCAAATTTACCAAAAAGTCCAAATAGTTTTTTTGCTAGACCTTCTGACAAGTTTAGAAATGATTTATTGGTTAGAAATCTAACACCTTACAGGACATTAAATTATAAATCTGAACCTTACAGACCAAATGTTATTGTGCAAAGAGATTTATCTCCGGTAAATCAAGAAGACATTAGTAATGAATTAAGAACTGAAGCGGAATTAGGTACAATATTAAATTTATATGCGACTACAGATTTTGTTGACGCAGGTGAATTAATTAATACGGTTTCTTTATTTGATGGTGTTGGGGTTAGGGGACAATATAATGTTGTTGGGACTGAAATTAATACTGAAATTCTTCATTTATTAGAAACTAAAAACAGGTTTATACCTGACGGCGGATATAATGCATTATACTTTGTAACTGATAATATTTTAAATAAAGATATTAATGTTAGTTATCCTCAATTTGTTAGTGGGGAATATAATGTATACGACGTTTTAAATGGAACCACAACAAGTACGGATTCATATTTACAACAATTATCATTAACTTTTTTAAGGGAAACCTTCCAACAAAGGGTTAACGCTGAAATACAAAGGCAGACAATTGGTAGGGTAAATCTACAAGCGTTTTCAAATCCATTTGACGCTGCGTTATTAGCTTCAGGGGAACAACCGGTAATATATAAAAATTATACAATTACAGTACCCGACGGGGTTTTTGACCAAGCGGCATTTTTACTACAAAAAATTTCGGGGACATACATACCCGCATCCCCAATAGAAGGAAATTATTTTACAGACCCTCAAAATCAAAAAAGTAAATTAGGTCAATTTTTTGAAGGAACAAGGCTTGGTAAATTAGCAACTAAATTACAGAACAATGAAAATCCATCTGTAAAGTTTTTGGCAAATACGGGTAGTGGTCAAAAATCTGTGTTATTTAATTCTATAAGTTATAACAGATATAAACCGGCTTATGATTTAAATAGAACACAAGTTGGCGAATTTATTGACAACGTATTTAATCGTGACAACAATATTGGAACTTATTATGTTGGTGGTGAAACTAATGAAATATCACAAATAACATCACCTCCTGATAAAGTTCCGATTGACGCTTGGGGTAATACAACTCAAACACCTGTTTACGGACCTGATAAATTAGGTAAACTTTATGAAGGTGACCAAATAAGTAATTTCCAATTTGGATTAGCTGGTGCTGCTTACACTGACCAACCAAGAAATGACGGTGGTTTTACTTGGGTTAATAATGAATTAAAAAATGAAGCCGGTAAATTTCAGGGTGAAGGTGGTGAACTATTTGGTACTTCACCATCGTATAGATTAGTTGGTTCTAGTTTAGAAGCTTCAGAATCAACAAACGCGGCTTTTAGACCTGGCTCTATTTTAGACCAAACACAAAGATTGGTTAATTCCACACCTAAAAAAGGTAAGGATAGATTATCACATGTTGGTAATGCAATTAATCAATTATCTAAAGTTTTTGATGATGGATATAAAGAAATTACAAAAGGTTCAAAAGTTAAAAAATATGTTAATAGAAGTGGGGTTGAAGTAGGTACTGAATACGGTAGGGTTTTTACTAAAGATATACCATATTTTACGTATTCTAATTTACAGTCAACAGTTGCAAATACAAGTGGTGGTGAAACAAATGGTAATCTAAGAAGATTTTCTTATTCTGTTTTAGACAGTACTTACAATTTAAATATTGCACCAATCAGGGGTGTCGGTTCCACAAATATAGTTGGGGAAGGACCAAACAGGAAAGTTAAAAAATATATGTTTTCAATTGAAAACTTAGCTTGGAAAAACTCACCTGAATATGAAGATTTACCTGCGTGTGAGAAAGGTGCTAATGGTGGAAGAATAATGTGGTTCCCTCCATATGAATTAACATTTGATGATGGAAGTACTCCACAATTTCATGAAACTAATTTTATAGGTAGACCCGAACCAATATTTACGTATCAAAATACAAAAAGAAGTGGTAATATTAGTTTTAAAATTATTGTTGACCATCCTTCGGTTTTAAATTTAATTGTTGATAAAGAACTACAAAAACAAGATAGTTTTACAACTAACCAAGTGGTTAATTCATTTTTTGCTGGATGTAAAAAGTATGACATTTATGAGTTGGCTAGAAAATTCAATACTGTTAAGTTTAGTACGCTAAACGAATTGTATCAAGAAATTTTAGCAAGTAATAAATCAAGTCAAGATGATATTGCGGCAGTTGCGTCTGAAATACCTCCATCAAATAATAATCCAACATCAAATGATGATACTAATAAAATTGATGGGTACCAAAATACTAGATTTTATTTTAATCCTGCACCTGACACAAGTGTTCTAAATAACGAATCATACCAATACGTTGAAGAAAATACTCGTAATTATTTAACCGAAATTAGTCAATTAACTCTTGCTGCAAATGTTGATGCAGATTTTTTAAAATTACAAGATATTAGAAAAAATGTTGCAGAAAAAACAGATGCTGGCTCAACCGTTAAAATAGTATTAACCCCTGCAAAAACAACCATATCTACATCAGATATGGAAACATCAATAAAACAATTTTTTGGTGAATTTTTTTATGAAAATGGAGACAGTTTACAAAAATATTTGGATAATCAAAAATTAACTTTAGAATTTTCATCTACTGTTGAAAGTAACATTAATGTACAAAATTCTGAAGGATTAATTAATGTTATTTGTCCTGACAATTATGACCCTAGTCCGACAGGTGTAACGTCATCATTTGCTTGTGCGTCTACAGTAATTAGTAATATTACAGTAACACCTCCAACACCTGAACCACAAGGTTCTAACCAAACTGCAAATTCAACTCCAAATCAGGCTTCATTAATTGGTAACCCTGTTAATAATCCAACAACTAACATTCCTGACAAATACAAGAAAAGTTTAAGTAAACGTATTATTAGGGAGTTAATGACAGAATATGATTATTTTGAAACAATAATTCAAGACACTCCATTCTTTTTTGATTCAATAAAAGAAAAAATTAAATTTTTTAATCCTGCTTTTCACTCAATTACACCTGAAGGTTTTAATTCTAGATTAACATTTTTAAATCAATGTGTTAGACCTGGAAGAACAGTACCAAGTATTGGTGAAAATGGTGAAAAAGTTTATAATGATGCTTATAATACAAATTTTGGAACACCTCCAATTCTGATTTTAAGAATTGGTGATTTTTACAACTGTAAAATAGTACCCAATAGTTTAACTTTTAAATATGAAACTTTAGATTTTAATCCAGAAGGAATCGGAGTTCAACCTATGATTGTGAATGTTTCTTTGGGATTTTCAATGATTGGTGGACATGGTCTTAAAGAGCCAATATCAAAACTACAAAATGCATTGTCATTCAACTTTTATGCAAATACTGAAATGTATGATGAAAGAGCGGACATTACTGAAGATACCACAGCAATTGATAATGAACTATTAAATTCTATCTTAAACAATGAACCACTATCAACAATAAGTGATGTTAATAATATCCCTAAAAATGAAGGAGCTGAAGTAATTGGTACTATACTTGAAAATAATCCTGACCCTAGCGGAATTCAAACGGGTAAAATATCATATAAAACAATATTTGATTCATATATTGATGGACAAAGTGGATATTTTGAATCATTCACAGGGTTTATACAAAAAACTATTACTGATTTTAATTATGGTGTTTACAAACAAGTAAAAACAAACAGATTGTTTTCAACAGGATATTCTAATAATTTAAATTCGGGTAAAACAGAATTTGAAATTTTTGGAAGAAGTGATAATTGGAAAGAATTACTAACAAATGTTGGGGCAAAATTAAAAGAATTTATAGATGGTGAAACTGAATTAATAATTTTTAATTTAAAAAACAAAAATGTAAAATCAGTTGATTTGGATATTATTAAAAATAATTACAAAAATTTAATAGACGAAAAAGTTAATAATGGTTTTGCTTCGCTAGGGTCACAAATAAATGAATTTGCAACCAATCAAGTTAATTTCTTACAAACACTAAGAAAATTAGACGTTGTATCAACATTAACCGATGGTAAAATATTAGCGGACAAATCTGTTAAAATATATGTATTAACTGGTGTGACTTTAACTGGCGCTACTGAAAGTGGGGGGGATTCTATGGTAAAATTAGTTTCTGATTATACAACTACCACGGCTAATTTCACAGGATACATGAATACTTTGACCACTAAATTTATTAGTTTTGGTGTTTCCGAAGCACCCGATGTATTTTTTGAAACTTTTTCATCTATGAATTCTTCAGGAGCAACAAATGTTTGTTATACTCTATTTTCAAATGACATACTTGACACTAATAAAAAACAAAATTTTATAAATAATTTAAAGAAAAATATTAGTACAGGACAAACGGAAATAATTAATACTGTAATTACTGATAGGGTTGAAGAATACTCAACAATTTTTAACTTAGAAAAAGAAGAAACAACAAAGGCTTTTGATTTAATCATAAACGGACCAAATTACCTTAGTTATAAAAATTATAATCCTCAAGATTCAAATGGTAAGGCAGTTAAAGGATTAGAAAGAAATGCTAATTTTGTTACATCTGGCGGAACTATTACACAGGAAGATTTTATTAGGAATTTATATTCATCCGTTAATATAAATAACGATAACACTTCATTTAACGATAAAAAGACATTTTAATGGCAAACGAATATTACAATAGATATCAAAAATTTTTAGTTAATGGTCAGCAAACTGTCGTACCTTATGTGACAATACCTGCGAAATCATCGGATAAGAAATACATATATAGGGTTGGTTTATCTAGATTAGATAAGGTATCACAACTTTATTATAATACACCATATTTTGGTTGGTTAATCATGATTGCCAATGGACAGTATGGTGTGACTGAATTGGAAATTCCTGATAATGCAGTTTTAAATATTCCATTTCCTTTAAACACATCGTTATTAGATTATAATTCGGCACTAGATAAGTACTTCTATTATTATGGCAGATAAAAACATATATATTGAAAATGATGAACAGAATATATTCATAATTGACCCAAACAGGGTAATTAACCCTGATGGGACATATGAAGATAGATATGTTGAACAAGAAAATTTAATTATGTATGTCAATTTAGAATGTGACATACAACCTAGAAGTAGATTACTAACAGGACAAGAAAAAGATTCTGCAAGACAAATAGGTGTTGGGGCAATCAATTTTTTAAATCCAAATGGTGCCGGTTTCATGACTACAGATTGGACTATAAATCAGGCCGACGTTCAATCTAATAATCAAATACTAAACTCTGAACTTTTAGGTATAACATCTGTTGAGTATAAAATAATGCAGGGTTATACGGCTTTAGTCACCATTAGAATGGAAGATGTTAAAGGTAGAGCAATGTTTGAAGGCGGGGACAAATCACCATACTCTGTTTTTTTTAATTTACCATACCCTACTTTTTATTTGACAGTTAAAGGTTATTATGGTAAGGCGATTAAATACCCTTTATTACTCAAAAAATTTTCAGCTTCGTTTAATCAAGCAACATCAAATTTTGATATTGTTTTAAATTTTGAAGGTTATCAGTTTAGTATACTTAATGATATACAATTAGGTGAAGCTATGGTGTCACCTCAAATGTATATACAAAGGTCAACCCAAAACAAAACAGGTGGAGCGTCTTTGGCGGATTTAACCGCACAATTTAATGCTGCAAAAACAACTACAATACTTACACAAAAAGGGTACGAAAAATTAAAATTAACTTATCAAAAATATAAAAATAAAAAGTTAATTGATGACGATTTTCCGGTACTAACAATTCAAGATTTAATTGTTAGATTAGAAAATTTTATAACTGGAACTTTAACATCCTATGGTCAAATATCTGTAGACCAAATGGGGGATATTGACAAATATAGAAATTTAATTTCAGATTATAGAAAAAAAATAATAACTTTAATTAGTCCGCCTTCTTGGTTTAACAATTATATTGATTTAGATAAACCATATATTGTTTTAGATGGGAATAAAAAAAATGTTTATTATTCTTTTAAATTGTCAAACGGAACTGGTTTTGCACAAATTGAAAGTGCGTATAGTGATTTATCATCAATTTTTGATGGTATAAATCAAGAAATGTCAAATATAAAAACATTTAACAGTGGTGATTTCGCAATTGTTAATGATATGACAATTAGTGATGTTTATGACGAATCTTTAGGGTCTAATAGTTTTTCTTATAAAGAAACTTTTTCGTATAGGAATAATGGAGCGGCACCAAACGACGAACAATTACAGCAAATTAAAGATGAAATTGACGTTTTATTTGCAATTGGGTCAAGACAATCTTACCCAATAATGTATACTTATGACGCATCTTCTAAATTTAACGATAAGTTGGCATTACTTGAAAAAAAATTAAATAGTAGGGCTAACGAAATTGAAGAAAAATTATCTAAAGAATTGGCTGAATTATTAAAATCACCATCAGGTCTCGGATTTAAACCAACTGTTAGAAATATTGTTGGCGTCATTTTAGCGTCTTCTGAAACTTTTTTGGCGTTAATGGATGAAACTCACAAAAAGGCATTTGATGGTAGGAAAAACCCTAAGAAAATTCAATCGGTTTTAAACTATGGTGATATTCCACAACAAGGTGATGAAACAATAGTTTATCCTTGGCCGCAATATGCGGTTGAAAAACTTGTTGATGGACAACAAAAATACGAATGTCAATATCCTGGTGACCAAAAATATATTAATTCTACAGGTGCATATGATTATAATGCGTGGCCGGAAGTTGAGTTTGTTGAAGAATTTGTTAAAGCGTTTGTACAAAGGGCTATACCTCCAATATCTTCACCTCCACCCATTGACACAAATTCTGTTGATAGAATATTAGTGTCAGGTTTTGATACACAACCATCAAACAAACCATACAGTAATTTAGTTATGGATGACTTTATGTTTGAAATGGCTGAAAGATTTAAATCAATATCACAGTATCAAGGATTCCAAATTTATAGAAACGACGTATTAATTAATTTTGTAAGTGATATTGAACATGTTAATATCATGAAAGGAATTGTTGGACAATCAACAGAACTTGTGACGTTCTTAAAAGAATTTAATTTTAATCCAAATAATTTTAATTCGTTTTTGTCACAAATTAATGAAGAAAAATATATTAACTTTAGTTTAGGTAACGTAAGTACAAAATACCTTAAAGAAAATATTGAAAATCAATTTTTAATTTTAGATAAAGATTTACCAATAGGATTACCAAGTACTGAAACTGAAAAAAACTTTATTCAATTCCTATATGATTCTACAGATTTAGACCCTAATATTTTTGATATTTATCCATTTGTAAACGAAGATTGGGTAAGGGATAATATTTCTAATTCGGCGCAAGACTCATCATTTAAGAATACTAATAGAACTTTAAGGTCATTATTTTATAATGAAAGTACTAAAAAAATAAGTAATTATAAAACCAATTTTACTTTTGGAAAAAGAGGTAACAAAACTTTTAATCGACCAATTACAAATTTTAATGTTTTAACTAATACAATAAAACAACCTGTTGATTTAAATGCTTTTTATCAAAACCGTTCAAATTCTGACATGGTTTTAACTGAAGGTAATTTAAACTATAACAGTAATTTAGATAGTTTAATTGGTGATAAACAAACAACATCCATGATGAACACTCCTTATTTTATTAACGCCTTACAATTAGGTATTGAAAATGACAGGAATGAAACATCTGAAACTCCATATGATGTTGTGTCTTATTTGTTTTTAAATTCTTTACCATTGGCAACACTTAGGGAAAAGTTTAAATCAAAGAATTTAATTGGACCGTTAGATGATGAATTGGATTTTATATTTGCAACTATTAAAAAATTTGGGGGTGTTCACGCTGTTCCAAAAGTATGGTTGGCAAAATTGGGTTCAATATGGTATAGGTATACACAGTACATTGAAAATGGTGTTGATATTTTAGATTCAGTTTGGAAAGATTTTGATTATAAACAAAATTGGGACCCGGCAAATTCAGATGTTAATAAAATGTATCAGTTTAAATTGAATGGTGGGAAAGATATTACCGATGTTACATTACAAGAAACAAAAACTGTTACTGATGTTTTAAAAATTGATGTATTAAATTTAGGGATGTATCCTAAACTAATTAACGATTTTTATTATTTTATAAATGGTGAAAATTTATATGTGTCAAATGAAGACATACAAATATCTTTAAACCAAAAATTTGGAAATGAAATCATTGTTAAGAATCCATCAACTGCTGCAATAATTAAAAATGAATTATTGTATAAAACAGGATATACTTTAAATGTTAACACTTGGTCAGTATTAATAAAAGATAAAAGTAAATTAGAATCATCTTCATACTTACCTGTACCATCATTTGGTAGTGTTGTTAATCAAATTAATTTTGAAATTTTTGATGTTTCGGGTAAAAAAATTGAAGGAAAACCAATATTTGATAATCCTGCAATTTATAATGGTTCAGTTAGAAGTTTATGGGGAGCTCCAAACTATGGGTATTTTGATAATAGTAAGGTTAGTAAACCTGATTACGATAGATATTTGAAAAAAATATTAACTGGTCAAACATCACAAAGTTCTTTTGATATATTAAGTGCTAGTACTGAATATAATACAATTGAAGAAATTTTTTCGGTGTTTAAAAAAGAAGAAATGGATTTGATTACTAATACATTTTTAGAATTTTCAAAATCCGCATTTAAGACAACTGAAGAAATTAACTTTCAAAAGATATACAAAAAAATATTTACTGACAATTATTCTGTGGGACTTGACGATATTTCATCAGTTTCTAAAGTTCAAGATAAACAAATTGAAAATTTTGTCGGTAATGCTTATGAACTTATTAATGAAAATTCTATTTTTAAAAATGGAAATCCTAAAGGTTTTGATTATGTTAACTTTAATATATTAAGTTCAACCCCGTCACCTTATTTAACGGCTTCAACAATTACATACGAAAAATATACTGATATTGATAAAAAAGTTCCAGTGTCCGGTGGAACAACATTAAATCAATCAATTACTCAAAATCCTGAAGAATGGAAAGCTTTAAGAGAATATGTTGGTTTTTCAACAGTAAAAGACATCAAGTATTCAGATACTGGTTCAACTATTACTGACTTTTTTATTGATATGAATGTCGCATTTACTGTTAAAAATATACAAAGATTTCAGAATGTAATAAAAATATATGCCACTCAAAAACAAAAACATTTACAAAATCCAATTTTAAATAATCCATACAATCCTAATGATTTTAAAAAGGAATTAGACAATATATTATCAGATAACCAAAATTTTTATAATAATATTTTTAGAAATACAAATTCAAAATTACAAAAAGATTTACCTGATTTAAATAAACAAAAAGTCAATAATGAAGAACTACCAAAAACTGAAGGTGATTTAACTAAGTTTGAATATTATGACATGTTTAAGGCGTTAAATGATAAATGGATTGCGGGAAATAATTATCAGTCAGATACAATATTTGAAGATATTATATTTTTAGATAGAGCTTGTAGGGATGTGGGTGATAAGATATATGTTGACGTATTAAAAACTAAAGATTATTTAAAAAATTCGTCACCAACGATTAGCATACATAAAATAATTGAATCAATTATTCTAGATTGTCATTTTGTTGTATTTTCAGTACCTGCATATATTAATTTTTATAATTCTGCAAAGGTAGGTGATGTGCCTAAAATATATGAACCTAATGAATTTGCGAATACATTGTTTGGTACTTTTGATTCTGTGGACTACCAAGCAAGTAGACATAAAATGGTATGTACTTATGTTGACCAACCATCAACACAATTAAATAATTCTAATGAAAATAATAAATTTAAAGATGATGGTTTAAGATTTGACAGACCTGGTGATTTACCACTTTTAGCACCTGACCCTGTAACCACTGAACAATTTGCATTAAACAATAAAGTTTGTGGGTTTGCTGTAGATTTTGGGTTACAAAATCAAAGTATATTTCAAACAGTTAATGTATCTCAAGAACAAGGAAAACCAACAAGTGAATCATTACAAATGGAATATGAAACTGCAAATTTAAGTGCAGGTATAAAAAGTAGTACACAAACAGTAAGTTTATATAATATCTATAAACAAAGAAGTTATGGGGCAACAGTAACATCAATGGGAAATGTTATGATACAACCCACAATGTATTTTATATTAAGGAACGTTCCACTATTTTCTGGTTCTTATTTAATAACTGATGTATCCCACACAATTAGTACTGAAAGTTTTATAACTACTTTTTCAGGGACTAGACAAAAAATCGCAACACTACCAACAATTGATAATATACTTCATTCTGTTAATAGAGAATTATTTACCAGAGTTGTTGAAAATCAAAAACAACAAGTACAAAATCAACAAGCTCAACCTACAAATACTATTACTCAAAAAAATAACATTACGAATAATTCACAACCTTTAAAACAACCTGCACAAACTCAAAAATGTAGACCAACAAATGCGGCTTATGAAAAATTCATTAACGTAACACCATCAGCAGTTACTTATACTTATGATGAAATGATTAATAGTGTGACCGGAATTACAAAAACTATAACTGGGTCAACTGAAATAATATTTAATTTAATGTCATTAGAATCTAATACGGGACAAGGTTTTACGGCTTATAATAATAATTTTTCAGGTATTGTATTAGATGTACCGGAAAAATATGGGGGCAGTTTAAATACTTTATTTAAAAATAGTTGTTTCTGTGTAACATTAGAAAATAATAATCAAATCAGTTATGCGGATTTTGCGTCATTAACTCTTTTAATGATGCTATGATAACTTATAAATCAGATGCATTTACTAATGTTGATTCATTTGCGGAATCACTTGTTAAAATTTATATTGAAAAATTTCCATACGATAAAACAAAGACAAATCCTAAAATATATGAGTTATATAAAAGTACAAATAAAGATTTGGTAACTTCTTTAGAAAATAGGGTTAAATTAAACTGGAAATTTTTCCATAAGAATGGTTAATAATAACTTTTCTATTAATTAAGATATTTATAAATAAAAAATATGACAACTAAAGACATTTTAGATAAATATTTAGGTAAAAAAACTAATATGACCGAAAAAGAATTAGGAAACGGAATGAAAGAAGTTTGTGACTTAGATACTGGCGATTGCTATGTAATAAGAATGAAAGACGGACTTATTGAAAGAGTTGACAATACTGTCAAATCTAACAGAAAAATAAATGTTGAAACAACAACAGGAATTAAACAATTATTGAACGGATAAAATGGGAGTATCAAAGGCAATATTAGAAGAAATCAAAAAATATAATAAAATTAATAATTATATTTTTGAACAAGAAACAGGAATACCACCTGTTGAAGACCCATTGGCAACACCACCAGCACCTGCTGATGCACCTGTCGCTGAACCAGCACTTGATGCTGCAGCAACACCACCAGCTGGCGAAACTGCTCCACAACCTGTGGATGTTGAAAACGACCCTGATGTTGAAAAGATAGGTGGGGAAACTGAAGATTCAGGTTCGGAAGAATTAGAAATAACTGATTTAGTTAACAGTCAAAAAAATATTGAAACTAAACAGGAAGAATATTTTTCAAATTTATTTAACCAATTACAGAATTTAGAGTCTAAATTAGGAGACATGGATAATGTAATGAATAAGTTAAATCAGATTGAAACAAAGATTGAAAAATACAGAGAAAAAACCCCACAAGAAAAATTAGAATTAAGAAGTTTAGACTCAGGTCCATTCAATCAAAAGCTTACAGATTTTTTTGTTGACAAACAAACTGATTTTGAAAAATCAGGAAAAAATGAATATGTTTTAACTACAGATGAAGTTGAAGATTACGCACCATCTGAAATTAAAGGAACTTTTAATGACTACGATAGTAAAGACGATTTTAAAGAAATTAAGTTTTAATCGTATTTGACTATAACGGCTGACACACTTATACTTGTTTATTAACTAATAATTTATATATATCATGGCGACAAATTCACTAGATGCTGTTCTCGCTCAGTATGAAAAAGCGAAAGGTGGCTCAAACGGAGCTAACAAAATGTCTCAAGAAGACAGAATGAAAAAGTATTTTGCGGCAATTCTTACGCAAAATGAAACATCAGGTCAAAAAAGACTTCGTATTTTACCAACCCCTGACGGGTCATCACCCTTCAAAGAAGTTTGGTATCATGAAGTACAAGTTGAAGGTAAATGGAATAAAATCTATGACCCTGGAAAAAATGACAATGAACGTTCACCTTTGACAGAAATTCATGACGAGTTGATGTCAACAGGAAAAGAATCTGATAAAGAACTTGCTAAGGCGTATAAACCTCGTAAGTTTTATATTGTCAAAGTAATTGACCGTGATAACGAAGCAGACGGAGTTAAATTCTGGCGTTTCAAACACAATTACAAAAACGAAGGTATCTTAGACAAAATCATTCCAATTTGGAAGGCTAAAGGTGATATTACTGACCCTGTAAATGGCCGTGATTTAATCATTGAATTGGCGAAGGCTAAGACTCCAAAAGGTGCGACATATACAGTTATTCAAACTGTAATGCACGATGACCCATCTCCAGTACATACTGATACTGAAACTGCTAAATCTTGGATTGAAGACCCACTTACTTGGGCTGACGTTTATTCTAAAAAACCTGTTGAGTATTTGGAAGCGATTGCTCGTGGAGAAACTCCAAGATGGTCTCAAGAGTTAGGTAAGTATGTTTATGGTGATAGTTCTGAAGGTGAAGAAGTTATGGGTGG